TTATGAAATAGAAGGAGACACAGATAGCGATGAGGTTCGTTCATACCCTTCGTGGTTCGAATTAAATCAAAGTTACTATACATTTCCTGCTGACTTAACACCTGCAAACAGTTGGTATGGTGGAGATACTATTACATTAGATAATGGTATTTATGAGTTTAATATTTTTTGCGTTACACAGAGTAGACAATATAACGGGTTAAATTACGCTTCTAATAATATGGAAGCGCCCGCTTTACAACATTGGTTTAAAGGAGTAGAAGATTTTGCGGGAGATTTATCAGACCAAGAGGGGTGGTATGACAGTGCATATTTAACTTTATTACACGAACAGGATATAGACAGCGAAAAGATAAAACAATGGCACGGAAAGTTTACTTTTAGTTTTTCAGAGAATATAGGTAGTAAAGCACATTTTAGATTGAGATTAGATGCCCTTAGTGGAGGTACAACTTTTACCGACCAAGCGTTTTGTAAGGCGGAATTGTTTGCCGGTGGACTTAATTTTAGAAATTTTACAGGAGATACTACGGGATTAATTAGTTATAATTATGCCTTTAGAACTTTAGTAGAAGTTAAAAGAATAAGTGGTAAGGCTGACTCAGCTTGGGATTACTATCACATATAATGAAAATAGACGATTTTAGAATATTGTCTTTAAATAGTTTTAGCCTTGCAATATCGTTTAGTAACGTGAGCGAGGCGTTAAAGCTATTACTTCTAATTGTATCTATAGGATATACTGTACAGAAGTGGTATCTTTTGCGCAAAAGAAATAAATGAAGTTTAAATATTTTACTTACGAAGAGTTCGATAGTCCAGACGTACAAGGTAGCGGACAAATGATGAACGATACTTTTATACAGATGCTAGACGAAGTAAGAGAGCAATACGGTAAGCCTATATCTATTACTTCTGGATATCGCACTCAAGTATATAACGATAGGCTACAGAATAGCGTAAAAAATTCTGCGCATACCAAAGGGTTAGCTGCGGATCTATACGTACCTAATACGAAGGAGCGATACGAACTATTAGGGATTTTAATTAAACGAGGGTTTAAGCGTATAGGTATCGCGTATACTTTTATTCACGTAGATATAGACGAAACTAAACCACAAAATAGGATCTGGCTTTATGGCTAAGAAACGATTTAAGGATACGAAAGTAGGGCGTTTTATTGTAGGTAAAAACGGGGTAGCTTCTGCGTTAGCGGATAGCATACCAGATAAAGGGCTGCTAGGACTTGTTAAGAACCTTATAACAGACGATAAAGAACTAACACCTACAGACAAAGAAACCGCGTTAAAACTGCTAGAAATGGACGAGAACGAACTAGACGCAGTTACGCGACGATGGGAAGCGGACCAGAACTCGCATAAGTTAGCTAAAATAGTACGTCCTATTATAGTGCTTTATCTTACTCTAGTCGTTACCGCATTGATCGTATTAGACTCCTTAGATATTTTTGCCGTAAAGGAATACTGGGGAAATATTATCGAAGCGGTCTATATAAGTACGATCGTAAGCTACTTCGGATCGAGAGGTTTCGAAAAGTACGCACAGTTAAAAAAATAATTTATATATTCGCTACGCAGTTTATACGTCCTAAGTCTCGGTTCGGCTGCGCTAGTTAAAGGTACTAGAACGGGGAAATACACAGTACCACTTCAACCGAAGGTCCGACGAAGGTATTACCCTATAGGAAGGGGAAGAACGGATCAGAATAGCCTACCTATATAGGTTATTTACCTAGAGCGGTGGGGGAAACTCAACGAAGCATATAGGTACGGTAGCGTAGGGCTACCTATACCCAGACGATAAGGAAAATCTAACAAAGCATATACGAATGATAGAACAAATACTAGATCTAGACTTAACTACAAAACATAAAATAGATCTCCTACTAGAGTACGATACGATCAATTATACGAAGCTAGGAAGCGACAGTACAAAGACCGAAGTAAGCGTAGTAAAGAAGGAAAGTAAACGAGTCTATAAGGCTATAAAAAGTCTAAACGAGGATCTAGGTAACGAACTACTCCGCGCACTATGAGAACCCGTAAAAAGCCACCAGTAAAAAAACCCACAAAAAGCAAACTAGTAAAAAAACTAGACGTAGTATATAGCCAGTACATACGACGCAAAGAGGCAGATAAGCGAGGTATGGTAAAATGCTACACCTGCGGAAAGGTCGGACATTGGAAAAACGGGGGTATGCAATGCGGACACTTTATGAGCCGTAAATTTTATAGTACTAGATGGTCCGAAGACAATACGAAAGTCCAATGCTTAGGCTGCAATATGTACCGATCTGGGGAGCAGTACCTTTTTGCTAGACATTTAGACGAAGAGTACGGCAAAGGAAAAGCGGACGAACTTTTAGCAAGATCGCGAGAAATACGTAAGTACTCGATTTTAGATATCGAAGAGTTAATAGTTAAATATCAAAATTTGTTAAAAAAATTAGACGTAAAAAATGCGTAGAACCCGTATATTTACTACGATTTAAAATTAAGTCTGTAAATTGTTTTAGGTTAGGGGCGTAGGGTAAAACTTGCGCCTCTATTTTTTTTTACTTAACTTCCTGCAAATTTTAAAACTTTTTATATGACAGATTTACAAGACGTCAAGGTCCAAACCACAGAAGGACCGCAACAAGAACCCCCTTTAGGTACGCACGAGTACTCTTTGTATCTTATCAAAGAATGTAAGAAGGGACTAGATCGAATAAGTAAAATTTACGATAATCGACTAGAGGCAAAAGATGCAGTAATACAACTGCTAGAAAAACAAATTATAGAATTAAAAACTAAATTGAGTAATTATGAAGACCAGTAAGGTAAAGTTTGTAGAGCCAAAAGGCAAACAAGAGATGGTGTTAAAGGGCGAAAAGAAAACCTTTAACGAGTATTACGTAGGAATGGAGAACGGAGATAACCGTTTCTTTCTAGCGTTAGGAGAGTTTAAGCGTAAGGTAGGAGATACGATCCACTACGCAGAAAAAGACCTAAAAAAAAGTACGGCTAAGTTATTGCCTCCGCCACCGAGTCAAGTACAAGTAATGAAGAACGACAACAAGGACGCGATCCAGCAGTTTATCATTAGGCAAAGTATGCTTAAAGCATCGGTAGATTACCACGCTAAAAAAGCAGTACCGATCGACACGATCAAAGACACCGCAAGAGAATTTATAAAATTTGTACACAATGGCTAAAGAATACCCAAAAGGATTATTTGCGTTTCCAGATCAAAAAGATTTTATCGTAACTAGGTTACGAGTAAGACGCGACGAGTTTATAGACTGGATTAAACACAAGCCAGTAAACGACGGTTACGTTTCCATAGACGTACTAAGAGGGAAGGATAATAAATTCTATACCTCGTACTGGGAAAAAGACGGACCAAGTACGCCACCACCAAAGGCGGAAAAGACTTTAGATGATTTACCCTTTTAACTTTAACGCCCTCTTCGGAGGGCTTTTACATACCTAAAATGATAGTAGATAAAAACGACCTAACAGATTATTTAATTAAAGTAAAACGCGGAGAAATTGAGGAAGGACTAAAACTAGGGATCGATGATATCGACGAGTATATGCGATTTAAAAGAGGCAGCTTAGATTTTTTTGTAGGACACGCAAACACGGGTAAGACGCATTTAGTGCTTTTCCTTATGTTTTGTTACTCTCGTAAACATAAATTGAACTGGCTTATATACTCTAGCGAAAATACGCCCTACTCTATTATGCGTAAGTTTATCGAATTTCATACGGGGCTACCGATTACAAAAATACCAGAAGACCACATAAAAACTTTTACCGAAAATTTTAGTAAGCGTTTTAAACTTGTGGATACAAATAGGATCTATACATATACGGAACTCCTAACAACCGCAAAGACGATATACGAAAAATGGAAGTTCGACGGCTTCCTTATAGACCCTTACAACTCATTACGCAAAGACGGAACGAAGAACGGATACGAATACAATTACGACGCTGCTAGTGCGTTTCGTTTATTCTGTAAGGTTTTTAATGTAACGATCTGGATTAATGCACACGCAGTTACAGAGGCTTTAAGAAAAAAACACGCAGAGGGACACACCTACGCAGGACACCCGATACCTCCAAGTATGGCAGATGCAGAAGGCGGGGGCGTATGGGGCAACCGCAGCGATAACTTTTATTCTATCCATAGGTATACAATGCATAAAAGCGACTGGCTTTACACAGATATACACGTAAAGAAATGCAAGGACACCTCAACGGGAGGAAAGCCTACAGTTATCGATGAGGGTATACGGCTAAAATCGTTACCTAACCAAGTCGGCTTTTTAGCAGGATCAACTAACATTAAAGCCAATATATGAACATTAATTTTGACAACGGAGGATACCACTTTCAGCTAGTACCGCTATACGGTTTTGCTATAGGCTATCTTTATTACCACCCTTCGCACGAGGATATAGATATAGTAGACGATGATACCGAATGGAGTAAGCACCAAGTATGCTTAGGAATATTTGCTATAATTGTTACGACGTGGAGGGACTTAGACTAGCTTTTAAAAAGCATAGAGACTGGATCGAAATAGTACAGTCGTTCGGCTGCAATATAGAGACCGCAGAAGATCTGGTTAGCGAAATGTATATTAAACTAGACAAGGCTATAAAGGACGGGCGGGATATATCGTATAACAACGACATAAACCACCTATATATATTTAAGATCCTTACGACCTTGTTTTTAGATCTAAAACGTAAAGAGGCTAGAATGGTCCTTGTTGAATATAATAAGTCAATAGACAACCGACCAAACGAATACGTAGACTACGAGAAAAACTACGAGAAAATACTCGATACCTTAAACGGCTTATACTGGTACGATCAGAAGGTATACGAAATAATCGAGAGCGGAGAGAGTATCGCGGAACTTAGTAAAAAGACTAAGATATCGTACTACTCCCTTTATCGTACCTATAATAGAGTAAAACAAATTTTAAAAGACACACTATGAGCGAAAACAAAATTATCGAAGTCGAGATAGTAGAAGCCGAAGACTTAATTACTGGAGCAAGAATAGAACCAGAAAACAAAATGCCTATAGAGATCTCCGCTGGGATCTGCGCAGGGGCAGTACTAGGGCTTATCGTTTCCTACGGATTAATACAAATTATATATTTATTACTATGAAGATAGGCTGCTACATAAAGTTAGGGACTATGGTACACGCGATTACGGAACTGCTTACGTTTGGTAATGCGTATCCCGTAGCCCTATGGGTAGCCCGTAAGTTTGGGAAAAACGACTGCGGGTGCTACGAGCGAGAAATGTATCTAAACTCCTTAACCTGCAAAGATGACGAGAGAGGACCAGATAGCGTATAAACCGATATACGATAAACAACCTACCAGCGTAATAATCCACCAAGACTTAAAGGTTATTTCTAGGCTCCACGCGAAGTACTTTAACCACAAAGAGTACGTACCTTGTACCTGCAACTGGAAGCTAGTAAAGAAGTGGATACACGCATTAAATGAATTATATGAAAAACAACTATGAGGACTTAGAAAAAGCCGTCGTAGCCGTATGTAACCTTATAGGCTGGGATCTTAAATGGGTAGGCGATAAAAATTATTGCTACGATGCTTACGGTTTTACGATCAAAGGGAACTCTTGCATTATGGAAATGAAATTTAGAACGACGTACTACGAAACTAAAATGATCGAGAAGAAAAAGTACGACGCGATTATGAATTTACCAGACTGCGTTAAACTCTATTTCGTAAACGATCCTAAAGGTAGCTACGTCTACCACCTTAACGATTTAGTCCTACCAGATTTAGAAGTAAAGCAGTTACCCGAAACGACCTACTGGAACGCCCAGAAGGTACGCAAGGAGGTATACTACCTAGAAGAGAGTCAAGCCGTAGTCTTCGACGAGACACCTATAGATCTACACCAAAAGTTTAAAGAGTTCAGCGCAAAAAAAAAGGGGGCGTAATTGCCCCCCGTTTTTAATACCAGTCTTCGGGTATAAGATCCTCTACTTTTCGGTACAACCTAAGTATTTCCGTACTTGTTAACGCTTTCAGTTCATAAGTAGGAAACTTGCGTTCTTCGTAGTAGCAGTTTTCAAAAGTAACCTCTAAGTAAACGCACTCTAGAAATGGGCTAATAACCGTAAATTTAAGGTCGAAATAATCCCAACCTATAGTAAAGGTCTTAGGTTCTAGATCTGCTCTTTCATCTACTCGTTTAGATAATTCGCAGAACTTGCGGACGAGTTTAATAGTGAAAATGACCGCGTTCTCGGTTTCAATGCTTGTTTTCATTGTTTTAGTGATTTAAATTAAGTCAAAGAACTTCGTTGAACTAACAACGTACTATAATATACTGAATATCAACGACTTAACCAAAAAAATACAGAAATACAACAAAACGACCCTAAATTGTTATAAATGTAACAAAATGCACAATCTTAGAATTTTTGTTTATATTAGCGGTAATAATTAACAAATCTAAACGAGTCTATGTATTTACATCTTAGCGATTACCAGAAACAACGACTAGCACAACTACGTAAGCAATTATCTACGCTGGAGCAGCTAGGCAAAGGAAATTCTAGTCAAGCGTGGGATATCGCGGAAAGTATCGCAGATTTAGAGCAGGACTTATAATTCTAATTTAATTTACACACTATGAAAGGTTTTCATTTAGAACTAGGACCAGAGGGTACAGTAACGAATAACGTATTATACCCTAGATTTTTAAAAGCGATGAGTATTATAATTGATCGCGTAATGCACGAACGCGTAGACGGTGTACCCGTACTTGACGAGGAAATTATCGAGGGTATCGGATACAACGACCGCAGCGGATACATTTACGTATATTTCTGTAGCGGTATCGCAGCGTGTATCGAAGAGTGGGTAGGACACAAGAACGACCCCAACGACGTATTTTATATTTTAACAGATCCCGAAACGGGCGAAGAGTTCGAGTTTGATACTTACCCGTTAGCGATCGAGAAGCAGGAAAAATTATATTAATTAAAATTGTCTAACTTAAAACCCGAAACAATGGAAGACACTAAAACTAGTTTGCATAAACTATTGATTAACGCGAAGGAGCCTAATATGAACAGAGGTGAAACCGCACTACTAAACCCGTTTGTATTGAACGCTTTAAGCCGTCTAAAAGAGACGATCTTAGAGACTAGAGTAGACGGTAAGCACTTAGGTATAGAAGCTATACAGTATTGTACTGTAGAAGAACACCTAGCGATACATACCGACTACAACGACTTGCAGGTATGTATACATATTTCAGATTTCGACGCTATGCATAACGGCTTCGTATACTTTTATAGACACCGCCCTTGTCAAAGATTTAATAGGTTTAAAGACTTTCAAGAATATCTAGAAGGCGAAAAAGAAGCTAAGGTCTTAGAGGCGGTTTATTATATAGAAAATAATGGCTAACAAGATCGAGATACAAGACGAGACGCTTTACCTCGATGATGCAGAAGTAATAGCGCAGATCTTAAAGACGCAAAGTGAGCGCAAGACAAGCGAGACCCTTAACGAACTTACTACACGGTTCGTTAGGGTTTTTTCGTATGTTGGTAGACTTCATAACGCAAGATGGACTTACCAGCATTTATTAAGGGACCTAGAAGAAAAGGTTTTAAAGTACAAGGAAGAAGCTAAGGAACTCGATAAACTCCGACAAGAGAATAAAGCCCTAGCAGAAGAAAACGATATATTAACAAAAGAGGTTTACGCCTTAGAGCAAAGAATATGAAATTATTAGACGGCAAGGTATGGGATCGTACCGAACTACTGGAGAAGATGCGAGACGATGAGTTTTACTACGGATACTTAAAAACGGCTGCGCTTAGTTCGTCTTCTGTAAAGAAACTACTAGAGTCTCCTAAAGTATACCACTACGTAACCAAGTACGCGCAGAAGGATACAAAAGGATTAATCGAAGGAAGGTTATTACACCTATCCGTATTAGAACCGCAGAAGTTCGAAGAGTTACGTTTTGTAGACGTGGTAAGTAAGAACACCAAAGCGTACAAAGAAGCGAAGCAGGAGTACGGAGAAGTATATACCAAAAGAGAACGAGAAGAAACCGAACGACTGACCGACGCGATATTTAGAAATAAGTTTGCTATGGATCTCCTAAGCGACGCGGAATATGAAGTACCCGAAATAGGCAATATATTAAACTACCCCTTTAGAGGAAAAGCCGACGTACTAGGAAGCGTTATCGTAGATCTAAAGACAACTACAGACTTAGGAGCCTTCGAGAGACACACCGCAAATAAATACGGGTACGACGTACAAGCGTTCATATACTGCAACCTATTCAATAAATCGTATAAGGAGTTCTGGTTTTTAGTGATCGACAAAAAGAGTTTAGATATCGGTATATTTGACGTAAGCGAAAAAGCCTACTACGAAGGCGAAAAAAAACTAATGTTTGCAATAGATCGTTATAAGCAGTTCTTCGAACAAGGGGAGAGCCTAGACGATTACATAATACGAGGTACGATATGAAGCCAGACTACATTAAAAATCGCATAATAGGCGAACTAGGAATAAACATATTTAAGAGGACCCGACAGAGGGAATACGTAGACGGTAGGGCGTTATTCTATTATATCCTACGAACCAAGTACAACTATAGGTATAGAGAGATCGTAAACATAACAAAAGAGTACGGCTATTCGATAACGCATTGTACAATAGTCTACACCTTAAAAAACTTCGATGAGGTTACGATGAGGTATAACCCGCATTTTAAGCAACTAGCAGACGATCTGCTGGACGATGCGACTTACCACCGTAACAAGAACCTAAAGTATATAAGTCTTAACGTAGGAGTCCTTAAACCTATCGAGATCGACGTACTAAGGGAATACATAGAAGATAGGGTAAATAATATTAGATACGTTGAGGTTTAATTTTTTTTACGTTATATAGGTATAATTGATTAATCAAAGTTTATCAAATATGGACGGACGAATAAATAACGGAGGGAAGCGCGAAGGTGCAGGGCGTAAACCAAAGGACGCAGAGCAGAAACTTATAGAGCGTTTAGATGCGTTAATAGATAAAGATGAAGCTATCGAGATCCTTAAAAACAAAATGCACGACGGAGATATGAGAGCGTTACAGTTATACTTTAATTACCGATACGGTAAGCCTAAAGAGAGCGTAGAACTAAGCAGCGAAGGATTTAACCTAAACTTCCGCGATCTGGTTAAATTTGATTAGCCTACAGAAGCAATATAAATTAATCCCGAACTCGGATACTAGGTATACGATCATTACGGGGGGTAGGGGTAGTGGTAAGAGTTTTAATATTACTACCCTTATCCTTTGGCTTACTATGGAGCGAGGACACGTAATATTATTTACAAGGTTTACGCTCAAGTCTGCGCATATTTCCATAATACCAGAATTTCTAGAGAAAATAGATCTACTCGATATGGGTAGATTTTTTTATATAACCAAAGACGAGATCATTAATAAGGAGACGGGCAGTAAGATACTCTTCAAGGGGATCAAGACCAGCAGCGGAGACCAGACGGCAAACCTCAAGTCGTTACAAGGGGTCAGTACTTGGATCCTAGACGAAGCAGAAGAACTTACCGACGAGACTATATTTGACAAGATAGATCTATCGATACGCCACAAGACGCTAGAGAATAGGGTAATACTTATAATGAACCCAGCGACTAAAGAGCATTTCGTATATAAGCGTTTCTTTGAGGATAAGGGCGTACAAGAGGGGTCCGTAATATCTAAAGGGGATACGACGTATATACATACTACATACCTAGACAACTTAAAAAACCTTTCCGACTCGTTTATACAACAAGCGGAGGTAATGAAGAACCGCAGACCAGAACGATATAAGCATATAATGCTTGGGGGCTGGTTAAATAAAGCGGAAGGGGTTATCTTCCAAAACTGGACCTTAGGAGAGTTTCCACAAGGGGACAGTATGTACGGACAAGATTACGGGATGACGGATCCTACCGTATTAGTGCAAGTCCTAATAGATCGATCTAGAAAAACGATATACCTAAAAGAATGTTACTACAAGTATAACTTAACGACCAGCGAGATACGATCCCTTAACAGACAGTACGCAGGTAACAGACTAATAATAGCCGACTCCGCAGAGAAGAGACTTATAACAGAACTAAAAGCGGACCTCAACATAAGAGGGATACAAAAGACTACTATTTCGGAAGGTATTACGATTATGCAGGACTACGACCTCGTAATAGATCCGAGTAGTAAGAACCTAATAAAAGAACTCAATAACTACGTATGGCTAGACACTAAGAGCAACACACCAAAAGATAATGGTTACGATCATTTGATCGACGCAGCGAGGTACTGTATTACGTACCAACTAAAGAACCCGAACTACGGCAGCTATGCAGTACGATAAAAAAATGTTTATTTCTTTGGAGATTACTAACATTTATACTTATATTTGTAACTCATCGTTCATTGAAATTTTTGTATATACCGTAAACGTGCTGGGAAACTAGACGCGCAACATAGAACAGAGTCATATTACCGAAACGACGAAACTAGGATAGGATCTAGTCCTCACAAGATGAGATAGGGAAACTGAAATGTAAATATGCGATGCGAAGTAAGCATACCGAAGCTAGGCAAGTGGTTATAAAGTATATCTTTATAAAATAGTATGTGGCTTACTACCGCGCTAGAAAACGAAGGCAGACAGTCCGAGAGTCAATAGACCTAACGTATATACAAGTTTCTTTGAACGCAAATAACTTAAAACAAAATATTTATTATGATTAACACTAATTCAACCCAGTATCAAATCGAGCAAAACGATTTTTTTTCCGACAAATGCCCTTCTTGTATGAAGTATACCGACAGTAACGGAGACTGTATTAATAAATTTTGCGAACGACTCCACAGATAATTTTTATATATTTGTAATACGCTTTTTTCATTAGTGTATTTAGATTAGTTAGGTATGCCCTTCCACTTGGAGGGGCTTTTTTTTTGTCTTAATTTTAAAAATAGATCAAAATTTACGTTATATAGTTATGAAGCTAGAAATAAACGTCCCCGACTCATTAAGCGAGATAACGCTAGGACAGTACCAGAAGTTCTTACGCATAGACCATAGCGACGAACAATTCGTAGCACAGAAAATGTTAGAGATCTTCTGCGGGATTAAATTAACGGACGCTATGCGTATGCCACTAAAAGACGTACGGGCTATTATTAATTTAATAAACGACCTACTAGACCAGAAACCCAAACTAGTACGAAAGTTTACCCTGCACGATAGGCAGTACGGATTTATACCGCAACTGGATCAAATTAGTTTTGGAGAGTATATAGACCTAGATACCTATATCGGAGACTGGGAGAATATGCATAAAGCTATGATGGTACTTTACCGACCTATTAAGAACTCATACGGAGAGCGTTATAATATTATCGATTACGAGATTATGGACGCAGAGGTATATAGATCTATACCTATGGACGCGGTAATATCGTCTATACTTTTTTTTTGGAATTTAGGGAACGAGTTAGTACAGTCTATGCTTACCTCTTTGGAGCAGGGGGAGGAGAGCCGTATAGTTCAGTATCTCAATTCGGGAGAAAATGGGGCTGGTATGGATCGTTATACGCACTTGCTAAAGGAGACGTTAAACAACTTGAATATATCTCTACATTGAACGTACACCTATGCTTACAACATTTAATGTACGAAAAGGAGAAGACCGAAATAGAGCAGCAGGAATTAAAACGTAAATACAGATAATGAACCAATTTTATAGAGTACTAGAAAAGATCAAAGAAACCTTAGAGGCGGATATCGACGTTAATACGGTTACCTATGGAGACATTACACAGATCGACCTTAATAAGCAAACGATATACCCACTATCGCACGTAATGGTAAATAACGTAACCAGCAGCGAAGCAGTACTAGCTTTTAATATTACGGTCCTTAGTATGGATCTGGTAGACGTAACAAAGGACGAAGACGATAGCTTCGAGCGTAGCAACGAGCAAGACGTACTTAATACACAACTAGCGGTACAGAATAGATTAATACAGAAAATGCGTATAGGGAGTATATACGTAGACAAGTACCAAATCGAGGAAGACGTAAATATAGAGTTCTTTACGGATCGCTTCGAGAACGAAGTCGCAGGGTGCGCAGCTACATTTAATATTAAGGTAGAAAACGACGTAAACGTATGTTAGATCTGGATTACGTTAAAGAGGAACTGCACAAGTTCGGGAAGTACGTAGTAAAGGAGTCGAGGGCAAACCTAACCAGACAAAAGAAAAACGTAAGTAAGGATCTATGGTCCAGTATCGGATATGAAGTAACGGTATACCCTAACTCTATTTTCGTAGAGTTCTTTATGCTAGAATATGGTATGTACCTAGACGAAGGGGTCGAAGGTAAAAACCCGATGAGGTTACCAGCAAACGCAAAGCAGCACGGTAAACAACAAGCCCCTAACAGTAGGTTTAAGTTTGGAGACGGTAGCGGTAAAGGTTTACGAAAAGGTATAAATAAATGGATAACGCAGAAGTCCAGTTTTAGCGGACAGATCCGAGATAAAAAAGGACGCTTTATACCCCGTAAAAGTTTACAGTATTTGATAACTAGGAGTATTTGGTATAGTGGTATTAAACCTAGTATGTTTTTTACTAAGCCCTTCGAGAAGGCTTTTGATAATTTGCCCGACGAGATAATAAAAGCGTACGGGTTAGATCTAGATAAATTTTTTGAAATGACTACATAATGAGCGAAATAAGACTAAGAAGTCCCTATTATTTAAAGATAACAGACGAGGACGCAACCTACGATATCGACGAGGTAACTCTAACACTTAAATATATAAACGGATCAATAACGGGTATAGGATTTCAGCCAGTAAGATATACACTAACTAAGAAGGCAAACGGAAACTCGTACGTAGTATTCGAGATCTCCGAACTAATGCGCGACTATATTACTACAGAGTTCGACGGTGCTTACGATAACCGCCCTATCTGGATTTATGCCACAGTTACTGCGGTAGACAGTTCTAGTAATGCGGTAAGTATTGCGATCAATGGTGGAAGTGCTAGTACAAATCCAACTTTAAGTAAACTAGCCTACGACGGTTATAGTACATTTAAGGACGGAGCAAATTACGAGGTACAAGGGAGTTCGTATTTTTTAACTAATGCGACAAAGATAAGAATACCAAAAGGGCAGATTATAAGAGTACCAGTAAATCAAAAAGCCAACGATCCTACAAGTTTAACGGGAGGTACGGCAGCATTTTATACACTTAACCCAGAAACGGCAGTAGGTCCAGTAACTAATATAACTCCTCCTAGTACTGGAAACAATACTATCGCATACGTAGAAAATGACGCGGACAGTTCGCAGAAGCTACTAGTAAAAGATAGTGGAAATACAACGATAGCAGAGCTAGACGTTATAGAGGAAGACTGCACGAAATACGGTTTTGCTAAGGTTACATATTACAACTCTTACGGAGCGTTACAAGACTTGTACTTTTTTGGTAAGACGATCGAGAGTATAAATACAACGGGAGAAGAGTACAAAGCTAACGTGGTAGATCTAAGCAGTACACCAACTCCAACCTACGACGTAAACAAACACCAGTACAACGAGTATAATAAACAAGGCGTAAGATCTATACAATTAAATACTGGGTATGTAGGAGACGATTATAATATATTGATCGAGGAATTAATGCTATCAGAGAAGGTATGGATAACGTACGAAAATGTACTGTACCCAGCAAAGCCTAAGACAATGGCGCAAACTTTTAAGACAGTTCTAAATGACTCTTTAGTAAACTATACCGTAGATTTCGATTACGCCTTCGACGCGGTACAAAATATTAGATAATGCAGATAGTACAGTTATACATAGACGATCAACGCGTAGAGTTATTCGAAGACGAAACAATTACAATAACCCAGACGCTAAAGAACGCTAAAGATATAGATAAGCTATTTACGGACTTTACGCAGTCGTTTACAGTACCAGCCTCTAAGGATAATAACAAGATCTTTAAGCACTACTACAACGACTCAATAGTAGACGGCTTCGACGCAAGGAAAAAGGTAGCAGGACGGATCGAGTTAAATAACGTACTATTCAAAAAGGGTAAAGTAAAACTAGACGGGGTAAACCTAAAAAACAACAAAGCACACGCGTATAGAATTACCTTCTACGGTAACAGTATACAATTAAAAGATATTATAGGGGAGGATAAAATAAGTAACCTAGATCTAAGCGCATACAATACAGAATACACCGCAGCGGATATCGAGGCAGCTATGACGATAGACCCAACGACGAACGATTTAATTACTCCGCTTATAACGCATACGCAGAGATTAATATACGACTCATCTAGTACGTTAGCAACAGACTACGATAATCTATACTACGTAAACCCTTCAACTATTAGAGGGGTCCGCTGGAACCAGCTTAAATATGCGATCCGATTACATAAAATAGTAGAGGCAATAGAAACGGATTATTTAACCCCTAACGGTTTATCTTTTTCTACAGACTTTTTTAATACTACAAATTCAAGATACCACAGTTTATTTATGTGGCTGCACCGTAAAAGTAGTTTTGTTGAAAACCTAGAAGACGAGACGCAAATACAAGTAACGGGCTTTACTGGAACTGGAGACTCGTACGTAACGCATACGGGTACTTTTCTAGGTACTAACGTACCACCCGCAAACCTTGTTACTTTTAGTCTAGCTACTACTACAAGCGATCAAGACCAGTACGCAATAATTATTAAAAATCAAGGCAATTTTGTATATAGATCTGCTTTTGTTTCTCTAGCACAAACATTTAGTGTACCCGCAGATTTTGCGTACGCTGCTGGAAGCTGGGAAGTTTTAGTAGTACCTCTTAATTTACCAGTAGATCTAAGTTTAACTTGGACGGTTACGCATAATATAGGAGGCAGTAATACTACGCTTACTTTTACGTCTCCTACAACTACCTATAATCCAGAGTTTGCTTTTAACATTAGCCAACAGATACCAGAACTTAAAATAATGGATTTCCTTAACGCGTTATGGAAAATGTTTAATCTGGTAGCCTACATAGACGAGAACGACGTAATACAAGTACAAACCCTAGACGATTTTTATACGAGTTCTACCGAATACGATATAAGCGAATTTGTAGACGTAACGACTTCGCAGGTAGACGTACCCTTACCGTATAAGGAACTTAAATTTACCTACACCGATACGGGTACAATACTAGCAGATAAGTACGGGCAGATCGTAAACAAAGAATGGGGCGCGATCTATTACAACAATAACGAAGAGGGGCTTACTGGTGGTTTATATTCTATAGAAATACCCTTCCATCACGCACAATACGAACGTATAAAGGACGCTTTTACTGGCAATAATACAAACATACAGTACGGATTATTTACCGATAACAACCTTAACCCGTACCACAATGCCCCGTTGGTATTTTATCCCGAACGCGTAACGGGTCTAACGTATGCTTTTGTAGATGACGTAGAGCGAGACAACGACCCGCAGACTGTAAAAACTAAATCGTCGGCTATTATGCCTTCGAACTCTAGAGTACTAAACCCTGCAACCTCAACGGATAATATACATTTTACGTCCGAGTTTAGCGAATGGGAAACTAGTACGACGCTTACTAATTCTTTATTTGAGTCGTACCACAAAAACTACGTCTCGGATATATTTAACAACCTTAACAGATTAACAAAAGTAACCGCTTATTTACCCTTACGTATTATTCGTAACCTCGATCTATCGAACCGTCTAATAATTAACGGGGAAAGGTATAAGATCAACTCTATTAAGACGAACTTACAAACGGGTAAAAGCGATATAGAACTATTAAACGATTTATGATCCAGAATATACTAGAACTCTTAGAAATTGCTCAAGGCGAAACGGAAAACATACGTATAGCGCAAGGCAAATACTATCTACCTAACAATTTTAAAGAAGCAATACAAACTGTGAAAAAGATATACGATGAGTACTAAAAAGATAATAGAAATTGAAGCGCAAACCGATAAAGCTACTAAGGAAATAGAGGAACTTCGCAAGGAGGTAAAGAAACTAAACGACCAAGTAGCAAAAGGTAATGAGCAAACCAAAGAAGGTATAAGCGGAGTAAAAAAAGCGACACAAGCAGCAACGGGTACAATTAAAAAACTAGGTACTACTATTAAGGGTTTAGGTCTGGGGCTATTTGTCGCGTCTATGGAAAAGGTAAAAGAGATCTTTTCTACTTCGCAGCCTATCGTAGATCTGGTAAATACTGGTTTTGAAGCGTTAGGTTTAGCCTTTCAAGATTTCGTGCAATTTGTTACGGAGAACTGGAGCAAGGCAGCAGGACCTATAAGCGATTTCTTTAGTAGCGAAGCGGTAACACGTATAAAAAACTTTGCTAAAGTCTTAACCGTTGAGGTAATAACGCGAGTTAAAAATTTGATCGAGGGAATAGGCGGACTAGGTAGAGCATTAGTAAAAGTATTTAAGGGAGATTTTCAAGGTGCAGCAAACGAAGCTAAAGGCGCACTAGGCAACTTTAAGGATACTCTTATAGGTAATGCAGAAGAAACCGCAAAAGTAGAGCAGGTTTTCGATAAGGTAACTAAGAAGGTTAAAGAATACGTTAAGGAAACCGTAAACGCTGCAAGGGCAAACGTAGATTTACAGAAGTCCGCAGAGGTAGCCCGTACAATTCAGCAAGGTTTAGTAGATAAATACGACAGACAAGCGGAAGCCTTACGTAATGTAAGAGATAACGAGCAAAAAACGATAGCGGACCGAATAAAAGCAAACGAGGACCTAAAGGCAGTACTAGATAAGCAAGACGAAGCTATGACAAAGCAGGTCCAGCTACAGATCGACGCAGCAAAGGCAACCTACGCACGTACAAAAAACGGAGAGGACTATATAGCAGTACTAGAAGCAGAGCAGGAACTTGACGCAATTAAAGTACAAGTAGAGAACCAGAAATACGAGCAGCAGCGAAACGCCTTAGCATTACAAAAGGAAGTTATAGAACTAGAGGAAAGCAGGGCAGAAGGAAAAGCGCAGAGAGATTTAGCCGAGCGCGAATTTTTAGCCGAGCAGATAGAGGGAGAGTACTTAAAATTAGAAGCTTTACAAGAGGTAGCCAGAATAGAAGCGGAGATAGAAACGAATAGGCTTACTCATAAACGCGATCAATATAAAGAAGGTACACAAGCG